GCCAAACTCAGTTCGACAACGCGGCCGGCGAGCGCTTCGTGTTCAACCAGGAACACCGCGAGCTTGGCTTGGGCTACGCGATGACTCGCAAGAGCATCGACGACAACCTCTACAAGTCGCAGTTCCACCCGTCGAACCTTGGCCTGGTCGAGAGCTACCAGCAAACCAAGGAGCTGTACGGCGCCAACGTCTTCAACACCGGCAACGTCTACGACCCGGCGATCGGCGGCGACGGCGTGGCATTGTTTGCCCCGAACCACCCGATCGACGGCGGTGTCTACTCCAACATCGCGTCGACGCCGGTCGATCTGAACGAAGCTTCACTGTTGAACGGCATGATCCAAGTCCGCACGCAATTCAGGGATCAGGCTGGACTGCGTATGTTCAGCCGCGCCAGGAAGCTGGTGGGGCCGCCGCAACTAGAGCCGGTGATGATCCGGCTCACCAAGACTGAGCTTCGTCCTGGGACCGCAGACAACGATGTGAATGCGATCCACTCGACAGCTGGTGGCCTGCCCGAAGGCTACATGGTGATGGACTTCTTGACCTCACCATTTGCGTGGTTCCTGCTTACCAACATCGATGGACTGAGCTACATGACCCGCATTGCTTTCGAAACAGACATGCAAGTCGACTTCATTACTGACAACCTGCTGGTCAAAGCTTACGAACGCTACTCGTTTGCTTACTACAACCCGCGCGCCGGCTGGGCAAGCTTCCCGACTTCTTGAGGAGTTCCCATGAACGTCCAACCGGGCCAGCTGATCCAGTCTCCGTTCAACCCGATCTTCCCGGCGACGCAGCTCACCGGGCCGATCACCGCCGGCAACATCAAGGACTGGGACGGCTCGGCGGTGCTGGCCGGGCTGGGCTCGACGGCAGGCGCGCTGGCCAACGTCGGCTTCGCCAAGATGGTGCAGGCGGGCCGCGTCACCCAAGCGGCTTCGCCCGGCCAGGCGGCGGGCGTGTTCGTCAGCCCCGACCTGATCATCCCGGCGCAGTCGCTGATCATGGCGATCACCTCCATCGTGGTGGTCGCCTTTACCGGCGCGGCCCCGACGTTCGGCATCGGCAACACCGTGAACCCGACCGCCTTCACGCCGGCCGGCGCGGTGACCGCCCCAGCGACCGAGACGATCAACGCCGCCATCGCCCCGCAGCTGAACAACTGGCTCAACTGCGGGCCGATCGACGAGCAGCTGGTGTTCACCTCGTCCAACACCGGCGCCGGCGTGATGATCGTCCTCGTGGAGTACATCCAGGGGCTCAACGCGCCGAACAGCTAGACCAGAACAGAACGAAGGGTCTGACCGATGAAGACGATCGCGAGGCGCCGCGGCGGCGGGGCTGAGAAGCACGACGAGAAGGGCCGCGTGAAGCCCTCCAAGCACCATGAGTCCGAGGGGGACGGCATGCAGGATCTGGCCCACGCCAAGCACGTCGGGCCGGTGCGCGGCGAGCACGGGCGGCACACCGCCGCCAGGTCGCCGCGCAAGAACGGCGGCGAGGTTGGCGCCGACCGGCGTCCGTTCTCCTCGGCGCGCCACGGCACGGAGCCGAAGGGCCGCCACACGATGCCGGACGACTGACGGTAGGAGGGCCCCATGCGGCCGATCACCGTCAGTGTCGGGCCGCTCGCAGCGGCCGGTGTGATCAGCAGCGCGCTGCCCGCCGTGAACGGCGGTGTCCTTCAGATCACCGGGGGGCCGACCGGTGGATCGAACAACGCCAGCTTCGTGGGCGGCTGCTCGATCACCAACGGCGTTCTGACCATCAACAACACCACCTCGGGCGTCTTTGCTGCAGGCGCGCTGCTCAACGCGGGCGGCGCACGGCCGAACACCCGCGTGATCGGTCCTGGCCCGACGCCGGGTACTTGGATCGTCTACCCGACGCAGACCATCGCCAGCACCAACATACGGCTCAACCAAGTGATCGCGCTCGACGCGCCGCGGCAGATCGTCATCACCACCACCGAGCCGGTCGGCAACAGCGTCACAGTGGTGGGGACCGACGCTGCGGGCAACCCGATCAGCGAGACGCTGCCGACCAATGGCGGCAACCTCACCACCTCGCAGAACTTCGCGACGATCACCCAGGTCTACGTCGCCAACCCGTCCGCCACCACGTTCACGGTCAGCACCGCCGCGACCGCGACCTCGCCGCTGGTGATGTTCGACACCTGGGCGACGCCGGCCAGCATCACCAAGCAGGCCACGCTGACCGGCGCAGCGACCTTCAGCGTGCAGATCAGCAACGACGACCCGAACGCGCCCGGCGGGCCGCCGCCCGGTGGAATGACGTGGTCGAACGACCCCGACGCCACCTTCGTCGGCGCCACCACGCCGGTGGAGGGTTCCTGGGCGTTCGTGCCGCTCTACGCGCGGGTGCTGCTGACGGCAGGCGCGGGCTCGGTGCGCATGACGTTCGCGCAGCAGGGCAGTCCCTAAGGGAGATCCCGGTGCCCACCAGCGGGACCTTCCAGTTCAGCCCCGACCTCGGCGAGCTTGTCCTCTACGCCTTCAACCTCGCGGGCGTGCGCTCCACCGCCATCACCCAGGCGCACATGGAAAGCGCCCACATGGCGGCCAACCTGCTGAACGCCAGGTGGTCGGGCCAGGACGTGAACCTCTGGGCGGTGGATCTGCAGTCGATCCCGCTGGTGCCCGGCAACAACACCTACTCGGTGCCGGCGACCACCATCGCCATCCTCGACGCCTACACCACCAACTGGGGGACCGGCGCCGGCCAGCGCAACCGCATCATCCTGCCGATCTCGCGCAGCGAGTACGCCAGCTATCCGAACCCCAACCAGCAGGGCGCGGTCACCGTCTACTGGTTCAACAAGCTGCTGGCGCCGACCATCACCTTCTACCTGACGCCGGACGGCACCAACCAGACCGTCAACTACTGGCGGGTGCGCCAGATCCAAGACGCCAAGCTGGCGGGCAGCGTGTCGCCCGAGGTGCCGTTCTACTTCCTCGAAGCCTACGCGCTGGGCCTCGCGCAGCGGCTCGCGATGGTCTGGAACCCCGGCATGGCCGCCGGCCTGAAAACGCTCGCTGACGAGAGCTTCGAGATCGCCGCCAACCAGAACACCGAGCGCGCGGCGTTCTACGTCACGCCCGGCATCCAGACCTATTTCAGGCCCTGACCGATGGCTTACGCATCCCGATCCGGTCGCGCCCGCGTCTCCAGCAGCAACCCCGAGGCGTTCGGCGTCTGCCAGCGCTGCGGGTTCTGGTATCAGCGTCGCGTGCTGCGCAACCAGATGGCCTGGCGCGGCGCGACGCTGCTGCCGACCTGGGTGTTCGTCTGCGAGCGCTGCAACGACACGCCGCAGGAGCAGGATCGCGCCTTCATTCCGCCAGCTGATCCGGTGCCGATCCAGCTGGCGTTGCCCGAGGACTTTTCCGTCGCCAACAGCGTGATGGGCCTCGCGGCCTCGGGGGCGACCGATCCGACCACCGGCCTGCCGGTTTCGCCGACCACTGGCATGCAGACCACCGACGGCATACTCATGGCCCCGACGCCAACCGGGCGACCGCCTGGGTACGACGCCCTGGTCAACCAGCCGGTCGCCACGAACGACGTGGTGACGTTCATGGCCACGACCGATCAAGCCGGCATGCAGACGACCGACGGGGTCAACATGGCCACCGAGCAGGACGGCGCGCCCGGCGCGCCCGGCGACCTCGGCCTGCCGACCGGCACGCCGGTTTCGCTCGTCTCGCTGATGGCCGACGGCTCGCCGCTGGTGCGCGCTACCTGCAACGGCCCGCACGGCCTTACGCTGAACAGCCAGATCTTCGTCCGCGGCGCCGGCAACCCGCTCGCCGACGGCGCCTTCAGTGTTATCCCGATCACCGCCACCGTCTTCACCTACGGGACCTACTCGCCGATCCCGGTAGGCCCGCTGCTGGAGCCGCTCACCCTGATCGTGGTGACCCAGATCGGCCTGCCGCGCGACTTCCCGGCGCTGCCGCAGACCGGCCTGCCGGCGGCGCAGGCCCGCGTGACGAAGGACGTGCAGTGATGGCCGCTGACGGCACTACTTTCGCCCCACCCTTCAGGACCATCCCTGAACTGACCCCGGCGAGCGTCCTCAACTTCACCGATCAGGTGTGGATCAACCAGGGCGGCGGCGACTTCCGCGCCAACCTCGGCGACATCGCGGCGCTGATGCCGGCGCATGTGCAGTCGTTCAACGGGCGCACCGGCGACGTGGCGCTGCAGATCGGCGACATCACCGGGGCCGGTGGTGCGCCGCTCATCAGCCCGGTGCTGGGCGGCGTGCCGCAGGCGCCTACCCCGCCGCGCGGCTCGACCACCACCCAGATCGCCACGGCGGCTTATGTGCAGGACGCCATCCTCAGCCAGATCGCGGGCGTCGCCAGCTTCAACGGCCGGCAGGGCGTGGTGGCGCTCACCAACGCCGATATCGTCAGCACTGGGGTGACCGGCACGGGCCCGGCGGTGCTGCAGAACACGCCGCAACTGATCACGCCCGACATCGGGGCGGCGACCGGGACGAGCCTCGCTATCGGTGGTCCGCTGGCGGGGCAACTGTCGGTCTACAACGCGACGGCTTATCCGACCCTCGATGTGATCGGAGACGGTCAGCTAGGCGTCATCGGCGTCTCCACCTATGGAACGCACTACGGGAACTACATCACCGGCTCCACCGCAAAGGGAACCTTCGCGGCGCCGGCCGCTGCGGTAAGCGGTGACTTTCTCCTCACGCTGGGCGGCGGCGCCCACGACGGCAACGTTTTCCAGACCGTCGCCTCGCTGGTGATGTTCGCCCAAACCGTTACCGCCCCTGGCAACATCTCAGGGTCGATGAACTTCAACACGCGGCCGCCCGGCGCGGGCGCGGCGCTGGCGAACGCGCTCACCATCGACCAGAACCAGAACGCCATCTTCGCGAAACCCATCAACGCGGGGGCGATGCCGGTCCCCACCGCCACCACGCTCGGCGGCGTGCGCTCGTTCGCGCCGGTCGCGCACCAGTTCCTGACCGGCATCGGCGCCACCGGCGCGCCGACCCAGGCTCAGCCGTCGTCGCAGGACTTGAGCGATGTCGGCATCACGACCTTCTCGCCAACCGTCAGGTTCTCCACTCCTGGCGATCTTGTTGTCACCTATACCACGCAAGTCGGACAGTACGCCCAGGTCGGAAAACTCGTACATCTAAGCATCCGACTAGCCTTCACGCTTACATACACGACGGCTGCCGGTAATTTTATCATAGTATTTGCATGGCCTATCGTTAACACCGGCCAGCCATACGCTCCGGCTAGCTGTATT